TTGCGGGACTGGCTTTGGCTTTTGGAGTTGATAGAAAGACGATATGGGCATGGGCAAATGGAGTGGATAGTAAGACGCTACCCGCCGAGAGCCGTAACTTAATTAAAAAGGCGTATCAACTTTTGAACGCTCAGATGGAAAGTTATATGCAGAACGGGAAGATCAATCCGGTCGCTGGTATCTTCCTGATGAAGAACAACATGGGCTATGCGGACAAGCAGGAAGTGGTTTTGACCCCGAATAACCAGCTTGGCGAGGTGACTCCCCCGGAAGAGCTTCAACAGAAGTATTTGGAAGCTACTGCCAGCGACTATGATACAGACGAGTGACTTGGTTCACGACTATGGCTCACAACTTTGCGACTATCCCGCTCGAAGGTCTGCGACTATCCAGGCCACCTCTGCGACTATGTGGAAGCCGCCGACCTCTCTTCTTGGG